TCATTCCCACGGGCGGGCGAGTGTTTTAGGAATTGCAGTTCCTGGTAATTTGTGGCAAGGTCAAACCTCACGATGTACCCCATCTTTTCAGCGGCCAGTTCCAGCAACCGCTGATTTCTCTTCTTCGTATACCTTGGGGAGTACACTTTCATAAACGCGAGGAATATCAAGGTATTAGCCATGTTATTCGTTGTGGTTGTCAATGTGGATCCTGAATAGAGGGTCTGTTGAGTCGGAGTCAGCCTAACGGACTCACGCTTCAGACCCTTCCTAATAACAGGATTTCGGACTTTGATGGGCAACCAAAGTTGGTCAAAAGCCCCATGCACATGATCTTGGTATCTACTATCAACGTCCATGGCCTCCTCTAAAATGTTAAAAACAGGAGCATAATTGCTCCCGTCAGCAGCTTTAATGTCCATATTTCCGAACATTATACCGTCTGAACATTTTGCGGAGACACATGAATCATCCGAGAAGTATCTAAACTCAACGTTGTACTTTGGATCAATGAGATCCTCAAATACTCCACGGAGCTTCTCGAGGTCGGGCGTCTTTATAAACATACTTCGCCCGCCATGATGTATATACTGTTTTTCAAATGCTTGTTTCACATAGTCCATATAATAACCCAACACCGTACTGCCTGGAGTGGTGAGATCACCAATGACGCGCATTCTTTTGCCACGCGCCAAAAACTCTTCCGGCTTCAATTTGACCTCCACCTCGGATACCCTGGTCGGATGGAAATTTCCACCAGTGTACTGGAGGTCTCTATCGGCGTTCATCTTAAGAACCTTCTTTGGTTGTTTCTCCAACCATCGGTTATAATCTTCTATTGGGTCATCCACACCACTTAGAATCTCACGCAAGGTGCGTTGTAGATGGTTTGTCCACCTTGGTAAGTCATGGCGAAGGTAATACCTGGCAAGAAATTGATTCCCAATCAACTCTTCGTGGTAACCAGGCCTACTCGGCTCTCTAACGCACGTGAGCCGTTTAAATCCATGCTCAAGACCCGGGCAATCGACTGCGTATAGCATAGCGGAGTGTGCAAATCCACTATATCTAAATCGATAGGTCCCGTGATACCACGGATCACGGGGAGTCTTAAAATCTATCAGGCCGTCGTCCCAATATGGTGAACGACCCTGACATACAAAGCGATTATTATTGACAAACAGTGTGTCATCAGTACTAGTCACGGGGTA